GGGGAGTACCTGTTGGTGGCAGGGAAGGTGGCTGGTTTGTTCGCGGCGGACGTATCGGAACATGAGGTTAGTGTCGTGGTTAGTGGTTCGAGTCAGGCTGTACGTGATATGCGGTGCGAGGAGTGGCCAGTGGTGTTGAGTTATGGCTTCCCCGGCGGTGGGGAGTATGATGTGTGGAGTGATACTGCGGCTTCTGATACGCGGCGGGCTGTACGGGCTCGGGCGTTGGAGGTGTTTGAGGCGGTCCAGATGTTTAATGTTGAGACGGACGAGAGTGACAGTGGAGGCGGTCCTTCTTCTTCTTCTCAGGCGTCGGTTTCTCCTGTGGATGAGGGGACGCAGGGTGCGGGGTCGCGACGTTATGAGTCCTCGGTGCAGGAGGTGCTGCCTGGTGGTAGGTTGCTGACGGAGGACAGAGAGCGGTTGTTGGAGAAGATGGACACGGCTTATGATGTGTCTGGGGTGCGTTCGGTACCTCGGGTGCGAGAGGAGTTACCTGGGTCGTTGGAGCCGGAGTGTGCCGTGGAGTGCTGTACGGAGAGCCCGCTGGAGGTGTTGCAGTCGGATTATGTGGAGGCGTTTCCGGGTTTGTCAGGGTATGACGCAACTGTCACACCTTTTATGTTCGCGGAGGGAGATAAGTCCTTTGACGTGGATACGGCTCGCCTGGTGGTCAATGGCGCTAAGGATGTGATGCCGAAGGTGATGCGGGTGCGGCGTTCGAAGTTGCGTACTGCTTGTGCTGGGCGGCGGCCAGTTACGCAGTCGGAGGCCATGCATGCTTTTACTAAGCGGGTGGCTAATGCTCCGGTGTTGGCCGAGGATGTAGTGTATGCGGAGAGGCTTGCGTCTGATTTTGCGCGGTTTGAGGAAGTGATGTTGCGTGATGGGTGGCGTGCGCGGAGGGATGCTGCCGTGGCTGCGGGTTTGTGGGAGCTGGATATGGCCGAGTTACGAAAGCACGTGGCAAAGTTGGAGACGTCGGCTGTTGGGAAGATGATGGCGGAGTCGTTTAGGAAAGGGAATGTTGACATGACTAGTTGGGTTGCCATGGTGAAGCCGACGACGAAACCCAAGATGACCGAGGCGGCTGCTAGTTCGTATGCTGCGCCACAGACAATTGTGTATCAGGCGAGTAAGATGACGAATTCGTTGTTTTCGCCGGTGCTTAGTAAGGCGTTGGATTTTATCGAGCAAGAGACAGTGCCGTGGGTCAGGTTGAATGCGCGGCGTGACGAGCGCGACGATGAGAATTGGGCCAATTCCATGCATTCGGTTTCTGGTGGAGAAGGTTTGGTTGATGTCGAGGTGGATATTTCGCAGTGTGATAAGAGTCAGTGTTATTATAATATGCTGCTTTTCTTTTATGTCCTGGAGCAGTTTGGGGCGCCGGAGGAGTTGTGTTCGTTGTGGCGTGCAATGGTCGGGTTGAAGAGAGCGAATGCTTCGGAGGTTGGGATGGCAATATGGTATGTGTATCAGGTGCTATCGGGCTTTTTTGGCACTATAGCGGCGAATACAATCGTTACGGCCGTGGCTAATGTGGTGTGCCTGGATTTGCGGTTTGGTGACGTTGTACGGGCGGAGCATAGGGGTGATGATGGTTTGTTGCGAGTGCGGAGGACTGTGAATCCCGCAGAGGTGGCGGAACGGTTCGCCACAAAGTTTAATATGGAGGCGAAGGTTTTTGTTAATGCGCCGAGGTATTTTTGTAGTCAGTACGAGGTGGAAGTACAAGGTCATCTGTTTCGGATACGAGATCCGGAGAAGATGCGGGAGGCTTTGGGTCGTGGAGTTGCTGGGACGGTTGCTTTGGAGGAGTTGCATGAGTCTTTTGCGGATGCCGGAAGGCATTATGAGAAGAAGGAGGTGCTAGATGCTCTGGCAGTGGCTGTGCGAGAGCGTACTGGTGTTGAGATGCGGTCTTCTTTGCGTGCGTTGAGTTCTTTGGTGCAACGACGTGATTTGTTTTTGGAGATGTTTGAGAAGGAGGTTACAGAGGTAGGTTGGGAGTAGTAGTGTTTATTTTGGTTTCTTCTTTGTTGTTTCTCGAGTTTGGTTTTCTTTCTTTGTTTGTCTGGTGGTGTCCAGTTTGTGTGAGGAAAGTGAAAACATAAGAAAAAAAAGTATGTCACATTTAATCAGTGTGAGGAGGGCTAATGATTCGTTATAAGTTTGCGTTAAAACTTACAAGTCCGCTGTAAGGCGCTTTGGAAGGGGGTTTGCCCGAAGGTTTTACCTTTCCGAAGAAAGGAAAAAAAAAAAAAAAAAAAAAAAAAA